CCTGTAGGACTGATATTTGCTGGTGCTATTGTGGTTGTAGTTCCTAAAGAGGAAGTTAAACCAAAACCAGTAACAGAAACATCAGCGTTAGCCTGAACAGTTATAGAACCTAGGGACGTAGTCGCCTCTAGAGAAGAACTACCCTCTCCGTAAGCCTGATTGCCCCATCCGTCTCTACCCCATCCTTGGAAGCTAACGGTTACATCAGTCATTGACTATTATGCAATCCTAATGATGGCGTTGCTAGAGTCAGCTGTTGGGAAAACAATAGTAAAGTCACCTGCTGTTGAAGTTTTATCACTACCAAAATCCAAGACAGCAACAGAAGGATCACCAGATTGAGTATCGTTAAAAATTAACGCACCTCTTGCAGTGATCGTAGCGGTTGACCAAGTAGTGTCATTAAAGTCCAAAAAAGCAGTAGTACCAGAACTGGTAGGTGCTACTGTTGTTAAGGAGTTACCTTTTGCTGTGTAGCCTGTTCCAGATACTTCGTTGGTAGCTGAATACGCAGTAGTAGTCGCATCCAAACTAGCTGAACTGGTATACAGCGCAATATTAAAAGTATCGGCAGTTGTACCTGCACGAACCACAGTAGTTCCAAAAGCGTGAATACCATTAAGGAGTTCTACTTTGAAACTTGTACACATTGCTTGAGTTATCGCCATTATCTGACCCTCACAGTTTGCTAATAATACGAGCCATATCGCTATGACCCTGTTTGACTAACATGGCAGACAAAGTAGTTCTGTCCGATCTGATAGCCTCCTTCATGTAGAATAAGATCAGTTGTCTGATCCGCTCCTTATAAACTAACGCTTGCGCCTTAACCATTTCATCCGCTGTATCACTAACTTCAATTAACTTGTCTAAAGCTCTTTCAGTAAGTTCTTCAGGGGTAAAACCCCTGTTAGAAGTTGTATATACCTTCACGTCAGGAGTTTCTGATGTAGCTTGTGCTTGTACGCCATTCATCATGATACTGCGGGTCTCCTAACTAATCCTGTTCTATATGCGTCTGTAATTTCTTTGGCTTCTCCGAAGTTCTTCAACGTTACCACCGCTTCCATAAACCTTTGGTTGTAGTTCTGCATCAAATCTTGTTCACCTTTCATATAAGTGTAGGCTTCAATCAAACTACCATACAACATAGCGATTTCAGCATTTTCACTGAGCCAAGTCGTACCACTGTCAGATCCAGCAGTGAGACTAACAGGACGATAAAAGTAATGAAGCTCAACAGCAAGATTAGCATTAGGAGTAGGGCCAAGTATGAAATACCCTGTATCAAAGAGCGCGTAATATTTTGGATTTCCTGTAACCGTTGCATCAGGGTTGTATTCCTGTACATAGTTCACGTCTTTATAGTCTAAAAAGACTACATCCCCATCCGAATTTGTGTAAGAAAGGGAAAACGGAGCTAAAAAATCGCTTGGACAAACTAAATATTTATCATTTGCGGTTGTGTTCGCAGTAGCATTTTTACGGAAAAATGTAAGCTGTACATTTTTGAGAATACGCTCTTCTGCCGCACGGATAAACAAAGGTAGATTATTTACAAAACTAGTCTCAGAGTTCTGAGTGTAGTCTTGTATTGCCGTTTTAAGTTGATCGTATGTAAAGCTCATGCTGAAACCGTATTGACTTTATAACCCATTCCACTATGCACAGAACAATATGTATATAGCGTTGGAGCACCTATTGCTACATCAATTTGCGTGTAAGCACCCGCTGATCCCGGAGTCCCATTGTAGGTAACACCTGTCGTGTATTCTACTCCACCGCCATGTGTGCCATCGGGCGTTGTGGAAAAACGCAAAGGATGGCCTGAATTTGAGCTATCCGATTGATCATATCGATATATCAAACCTTCTGTTACATCTCGTCCCAAAAATCCCGGTTGCGCTCCGTCTTGATAATAAACGTTGCCCCCTCCCGGATTGGATACTGTGATTGAATACGTTGCTTCAATCGGAACTACACTAACCGTTCCTACACTCGTAGTTCCTGAAACTCCTGTAGGCTCGACAGTCACACTAGTGGCTACTTGAACTTGAACAGTCACGCTACCAACGCATCCTACACCCGTCACAGGACCTAAGGATTCGTTTTCAACAACAGGGATACCAACATAGACATTATATGGCTCTACCCTGTCTGGTCTTGGATTGTATAGAGCTTGTGGGTCAGCTGGTACAGTTATAGGTTCTAATTGAGGGTGCTTTGGCTCGTAGCACTCTTGGCAAACCTTAAAACCAGTCCATTCAACTTGCATAGACAAATAAGGGTATTGCTGACCACAACGGTCGCAAATAGCATTTGACTGTACCCCTATTGCGTATGACATTACACAACCCTATAAAAATTTTGATTTGGCGTTAATTTTAAGTTAGCTCTATCTCTGTCTTCAGATGCCGCCCTTTCAAACTCCTCTTCATAAATAGCTTTGAGCATTTGAGTTCTATCTGGTGCTCTTTTCAAACTAATATAGTAAGCCAAGCCAGCGGCCAAACAAGGATAAAAACGGAAAGGCATTTCCAAAGTATTCTGTGCTGTATCCGCATCATCCATTCTTACCAATCTGTCATAAACCAGCGTATATGCTTGGTCTGGAGTAGGCCACACTTCAACTGTTGGGTTAATAGTGCGGTCAACATAAAATTCTGTAGGTCTAGCTTGTGTTAATTTACTAGGTATATTTAGAAACTCTTGGCGACTAACTCTAGAAATAATAATATCTTGTTGATTACTAGCACCTGCGTTAGTTCTTATTACCGCTGACAAAATGTCAATTGTGTCTGCACCCAAGCTATACGAGGCAGTACCTTGAACTAAAGAAACAGTTGACTGCTCTATTGTCCAACGATTTAACCCCCTATTAGCCCAATCAGCCAGCATTAAATTCAGGCTACGACGAGCAGATTTTAGATCGTAACCAGTTTTAGGCTCTAACCCACAACGCTCAAACGCTTCCTCAATGTACTCAGCTACATCAAGCTCAAAATCTTTGGAACCAGAAACAGTCATCTGTTATTCCTCAGCTACAAGGGCCGGAACGACCACCTCTAGACTTTTTAGTCCTGTGAGCACTACCACCACAAGACATCATCGCCTCTCTTTTTCGAGGTGAACACATCATACCACCATCTTCAGCCTTTTTTCTTTTTGGGAAACCAGCTTGCATATTCGCGTAGGCTTCCGGAGAAATGGTAGAATTTTTCTTTGATCGAGAAGTACCTGCTCTTTTGCGCTTGTTTATATTTTCATACAAACTCATATTAGTCACCTGCTCCGTTTCTTGGCCTCTAGTAATCGGCATTACCCACCCATACTCATCAAAATCCGCAAAATAACGTCACTATTGATAACACCACCAAAAACAATAGCTCCTACTAAAATCCATTTTGCTTGAAAAACAGCTTTTTTGACTTCTTTCATGTCAAAATGCAAAGAGTCAACAGTGCTTCTAATATGCGCTTGATTAGTCCGCAACTCTGTTATTTCAAGTTCCAAATCATGTACCGTTTTTGCCATAGGTATGCTCACCACGCTTTACAAGACCAGTATCTCGCTGAAAACTTATCTTTTGCAGTAGCACAGTTATGACGTGCTCTAAAAGATTTACGACGTGCTGGCTGGTCTTTTTTGATGCTCATATTTGGGTCACCAAAACGAACTAGTTTTACCTCGCTTCCTTTTTTAGCTAATACAGCAGACTTTTTAGGGCCGTTCGGTGTTCTTTTTGGTTTGTTGTATCCAGAAAAAGTTTCACCTCGATAATTAAGCCTACCTGATGGAGTTCTCTTAACATCTTTAGTGGTTGCCATTACAATGCGCTCCCATTATCGATTAAAACACCCTCAAACGTAGCTGAGACTGCGTTTATCTGGTTTTTGTTACAAATAGCACGGACTTCGATATCTGTTTTCTCTTCTAATCTTATGGGATAAGTAAAAGGAAACAGTATTTCACCACCTGTCACATCTATCTTTGTTCTAGTTCTAAATACACCGCCTGATTCTCTAGTCACAAACCTTATGGTCATGTAAGCACCAGAAGTGTCAGTTCCATGAGTAGCTGTGCCTTGGTTTATATACAGGGTTTTACCAGCAGGGACGGTATACACAGCCATTAAAGTCTGATTTTCGCCAGAAGTTATCTGGGCGTAAGTAGTACCACCATTGCTTATAGTGATATTTCCAGCAGGTGAAGTAGCACCAGATACAAACGCCCTGAACACTCTTCGGTAGGTGTTTGTTGTAGTGAATGTACCACTACCATTTAAGGTAACTTCTTCCGTTTGGTCTAGATAATTGGCATCTAAACCAGATAAAGTCACTTTTACACCAGCATCCGTAGCACCAGAAGCAGAAGTGACAGTCATCGCCAAAGCACTTGCAGGATAAGCGTATATCCCGCCAGCATCCCATATAGTCTCGTCCACATTGATAATGTTTGGGTTATACCCATATTTGAACAAAACAGTATGGTAGGAAATTTGACCCCGAGCCACTTGTAGCTCAAATGGCTCTGAGGTTCCTACTCTACTTATTGACGATACTTCTCTAGCCATGTTTTTACCTAGCTATAAAAGACGGTCATTGCCGTAATATTGGTAGCGGCACTGATATAAATATCACTGCACCGTATCCCTTCATCAGGAATATTCACAGAGTGAGAGTCACTAGCTAGAAAATCAATATCTAGCGCAGTTGCCCCACCATTACCATCTGTAATTGTCAGCCTGCCTGCACCACCACCACTGGTTAAAACCTGTATCTGGCGAACTCGAGCAGGACCGACTCCAGCCGATCCCGTTCCAGTGAGGCGTTTGGCTCTTACATCAGAACCAGCCATATCAACCCCCTAATTAAGAAAGGTTATTGTTTTGGATATACAGAATAGTAACTGTTGCTACACCAGCAGTTCCGTCACCATCAGTTGCAGTGAAGTCTGCTAATACTTGTAGGTCTGTAGTTCCAACATCAGTTGCTTCTGTGTCCAACGTACCACGAGTAGTTCCAGCAGACTGAACACTGGTAGACGGGATAAACGCATCTGCATCAGCAGAAGTACCTACAACAACGGTAGATGCAGTTCCATCATCATTAGCTGTAGTCACGTTAAGGATAGCGTCTACAATTTGAGAGTTAGCAGGAATGGTAGCAACTACTTGGTTTGCACTAGTCGCACCTGCAATGTCGATAACTTTAGACTGCGCCATCAGAACGTAGCCGACGTTCGCAACATTAGTACCAACGGTAGATCCAGTAGTATCTTTGATAGTCCCAGCTTTGATAGGACCAGAGAAAGTGGTAGTACCCATAAAGAAACACCTCTTGCACAAGGATTCGCTTTACAGAAAGTGCAACATCAGGGGGCATAGACCTGTCTGCAAAGCTATTGTGATGCCCTTCTGTGAAAACTATACGCAAAAAAAGAGGGGGACACAAGTGTCCCCCTCTGCTTTTTTCGTTTCACGTGAAACGAATGTTACGCGCCTTGCGAACCGAACACACAACGTGGGTCAGATACACCAAAGCTGTAACGCTCACGGGCCTTATAGCGCACGTTGCCAGTCTCAAAATCACCTTCCATAGAAGTCTTGATTGGAGAACGAACAAAATGCTTGAAGCCGTTTGGCGCATCAGTCTTGATGAAGAAGCCGTCTGGGTCAGTGAGGAAGTGATTCACCACATAACCATCTGGCAACATACCCATGCTCTTAAGAGCATTGATGTCGTTGTCCGCTGTAGCCGGACGCAGGTTAGAAGCCATCAGACGTTCTGCAACAAATTGCAGTGCTGGTGGAACAATCAACTTACGACCTTGCAAAGCGATTTTCAAACCACGCTCATCGATAAATGCCGCGATGTCAATCAATGATTGCTCGAGGGATGTCTCATTGAGGTCAGCTTGAGTTGCAAGGGTGTTAGACAGGTTGCCACCACCCACAGTTGGGTGAGCGGTTGAGCAAAGCTCTACGCCATCACCAATAGGGAAGTTGCTATCAAAGGCATTGTTAAGAACAGATGCGGCTTTGACCTGCTTAGTGTTAGCCATACTGCGAGCCAAAGCACGAGTGTAGCGAGAGCTAAGTCGGTCGTAAAGGTTATCCTCTACGGCTTCTTCAGTAATCGCGAACGCCAATGCAATGGTTTCGTGAGTGTAGCGGGCTGTGTATGCTTCGTTTGCAGTATCGTATGCGACACTTGCGCCTTCACCCTTAACAGGTGCTTGACCAAAGCCAGACAGCATTACTTCCTCTTCAAATGCGCGATCTGAAGATTCCGTCTCAAAGATTTCGGCATGCTCATTGTCATACCTGTCGTACTCCATACCGAACAGAGCGTTGAGTCCTGGCTCCAGTTCTTTGAGGAGTTGGGAACGAGTTATAGCCATTTCCTATTCTCCTTATACACCAGCACCAGTACCGTTAGCACCGTAACGATAGAAGTGATTGTTTAGTTGGACGATAGCCAAACGACCAGCGACTGTTGCGTCATCGTTATCAGGAGAATCCTCAAAACCGATGATACGCAAATTCAGCGTGTTGGTTGTGTTAGCAGTTGATACAGCAAGCTCTGCACTTGACTTACCAGTAGTATTATTACCAGAGGCGGCAGTTGCAAAGTTAGCGTTAGCGTGGATTAAGGAATCCGCGGCCGCAGCATCACAGTTGATCAAGAATAACTGATCAGGGTGTGAAGCAATTAAAGCGGTTGCGGCAGTTCCTGATTTGACAGCGGCAGTTCCGGGCCACTTATTACCAAAAGTGACGTTGCCGTTCAAGTCAGTATACTGACATCCAATAAAAGCACCCAGTAGAGGCACTGTGCCACCAGCGGCCGATCCTACAACGTCAACCAGACCATTTGCTAGGGGAATAACGGGAGTTCCTTCGTAGATTACACTGGAAGTACCCGCTGTTCCCGCAGTCTGGATCTTGTAGGAGACCACACCATTGGTGTTAGCACCTGCACCGAGCATTTGATATGGGCGTAGCCCAAATGCGGCATCTATATTAGCCATTGCTCAGATCCTTTAGTTGTTTAGTCGTTATTACCACGACCAAAAGTTACACGAGACTGCCTATTATTTTCAATAGGCATTGACGGATGTTGCTCCCTCATAAGATCATTATCAACAGCAGTCATTTGATCTTTCGTACGTTGACGATAGTAATCATTGCGCTGTTCTCTCATCTCATCAGGGAATCTTGCAAGTACCAGACCGCCCACACCAATAACACCTGCGTGTTTACCATCTTGGATGGTTGGTGCTTCAAAATCAGGGTACTCATCAGCGCGAACAAGTTCAAAGCCTTCGCGTAGCCGAGCAGATAGGTTCTTTTTATCATCATAACCCATGACAGATTCACGGATCCAGCGATGAACAAAACCTTCTGGGGGAGGTGGTGCGTCCAGTGTTGACGGTGGTCTCCAAGGTTGTGACTTAGAGGATTTTGCCCTTGTGTGGGCAGTGCGTGGGCTTTTATCTATCATAGATTCCTCACGAAGTTTGTTGCATACGGAGCAGTTGCTTCGCATACTGTTGTTCAGTTATACCAAGTTTTTTGGAAATTGCAACTTGAGAAGGAGTTAGCTTGACTTGTTGCTTACCTCCTCTAGTTCCCCCACGATTGGCAGAAGCCACTTGTGGGCCAGACTTAGCCTTTGGTTTTGGTTCAGCGATCTTAAACTTATGCGGAAATTCGGACCGCATCCGCCTATCTACTTCTGCATAATACTCATCGCTTGTAGGATCATACCCTTCTTGCTCAGTTAACTGCTTATGTAGATAAAGCGCAGTAAGAGTCATTGGCTCATCAGCACCAAACCACTCATTTCGCTCTGCCCAAGCCTCTGCTTTAGCATCTGGCTTAGTAGCTTTAGGCTGTTGCGCTTGTGGGACTTGAACCTGTTGTTGTGGTTGG